GAAAGCGAGGCTGCCAAGGTCTACCAAATTCTGTCCGAGGAAATCCGGAAGTCACTCAATGAGTTCGCTGATCATGGCGCTACTAACGGCTGAGGCGATCTATAACGCGGCGGCGTTCGCGGGCATGCGCCCGGACCCCACGCTGACGATCTCCGCATGGGCAGATCAATACCGAACATTGTCGCAGCGCGCCTCGGCCGAGCCAGGCCCGTGGCGCACCGACCGTACGCCCTACCTGCGCGAGATCATGGATTGCCTGTCGCCCTCGTCGCCCGTCGAGCGTGTGGTGTTCATGAAGGGCGCCCAGATCGGCGGTACCGAGTGCGGCAACAACTGGATCGGCTATGTGATCCACCAGGCGCCGGGCCCCATGATGGCGGTCCAGCCTACCGTTGAGATGGCCAAGCGCAACTCGAAGCAGCGCATCGACCCGCTCATTGAGGAGTCCGGAGTGTTGAACGCGCTGGTCAGCGATCCGCGTTCGCGCGACTCCGGCAACACGATGCTCTCGAAGGAATTTCCGGGCGGCGTGCTGGTGATGACCGGCGCCAACAGCGCGGTCGGCCTCCGCTCGATGGCTGCGCGGTATCTGTTCCTCGACGAGATTGACGGCTATCCGGGCGATGTGGATGGCGAGGGCGACCCAATCAATCTGGCGCTGGCACGCACGCGCACGTTCGCCAGGCGCAAGGTATTTCTGGTCTCGACACCCAAGATCACCGGCATGAGCCGGATCGAGGCGGCTTACGAGGAGAGCGACAAGCGGCGCTTCTGGGTACCGTGCCCGGTGTGCCGGGAGTTCCAGGTCCTGGACTTTCACAACCTCCGGTGGCCCAAAGGCGAACCCGACAAAGCGGTTTACATCTGCGAGCACTGTCGGCAGGAGATCCAGAATCACCAGAAGCATTGGATGCTGCCGCGCGGCTGCTGGCGCCCCAACCCGGATGCCAACTGGGACGGCAGGACCGCCGGATTCCACCTGTCGAGCATGTACTCGCCGGTGGGTTGGTTCTCCTGGGGCGATGCGGCCAAGCAGTTCGACCAGGCCCAAAAGAACCCGTCGCTGCTCCAGGTCTTCGTCAACACGGTCCAGGGAGAAACGTGGACGCTGCTGGGCGAAGCTCCGGACTGGAAGCTGCTATACGACCGCCGCGAGCAGTACAAGATCGGTATAGTGCCGGCTGGCGGGCTCTTCCTGACGGCGGGCGCCGATGTGCAGAAGGACCGCATAGAGGTCGAGATTGTCGCGTGGGGTCGCGGCAAGGAGTCGTGGTCCGTCGATTACCGGGTGTTCGAGGGCGACACGGCGCGCCCGCTGGTGTGGGAGCAGCTCACGGCGCTGCTCGATGAGACGTTCACCACGGCGGGCGGCGTCGAGATGCGTATCATGCAGGTCGCCGTGGACTCGGGCTATGCGGCCATGGACGTCTACAAATGGGCGTACCGCAAGGGCAGCCGCGTGCTGGTTGTGAAGGGCGATTCTCGGGCGCCGGCGATTCTGGGGGCGGCATCGCCGGTGGATGTGGGGCCGGCTGGGGCCAAAGTCAAAAGCGGTACTCGCTTCTGGCTGGTCAACTCCGGTATGGCCAAGGAGGAGCTGTACCGATGGCTGCACCTGGCGCGGCCCACCGACGAGGACATGGAGAAGGGCGTCACGTTTCCCGCCGGCTATTGCCACTTTCCGAGGTACAGCGAGGAGTACTTCAAGCAGATTACCGCCGAGCAACTGGTCACGAAGGTAGTCAAAGGCTACCGGCGCCACGAATGGCAGAAGATGCGGGAGCGCAACGAGGCGCTCGATTGCCGGGTGTACTCGCGGGCGGCTGCCAGCCGGGTCGGAATCGATCGGTTTCAGGAGAAGCATTGGGTGGCATACGAACGCCACTTGGGGGTGGCATCGCCCAAGCTCGCCGACAAACCGCCCGCCACTGGCGAAAAATCGCAGGCTCCAGGCGAGAAGCCGACGCCGAACCGCCCTAACGTGACTCAGAAACCGCGCAGCCAGGTGCGATTCAAGGTGGAAATCTGAATGGAAACCATTTTGCGGTTTCCGACCACCGGTTTCCGGTACGCAATAGTCGGTTGTGGAGGATCGGCTACTTGTCTTGCTTTTTGCCGGTTCTCTCCATGAAGGCAGCGAAGTCCTTGAGGGACACCCCATACCAAACCTTGGCGTTCGAGGGTGCCCATAACACACCGCTGGGTTTCACACGAACGTGGCCTACCACCTTACTATCGTCGTCTACGATTTCAAAATCCTCGAACTTACGCGGCCGAAAGCTGTTCACGGACATTGCAATTATCTCCTTTGGGGTCTCAGCTTGAGTTAAAGGCGGCCCAAGCCATTGATTTGACGCATGAAACTTCATAGTACATCCCTTTGTGATCTTTCACACAGGTCGCGGATTCCAGGCGATCAAGTATTCCGATAAGGAAGCCGATCAATTATGCCGTTCACGCAGGCCGATCTGAATGCTCTCGACTCGGCGCGCAAGCAAGGCGCGCGGAGGATCCGGTTTCAGGACCGCGACTTCGAGTTCGATTCGGTTGACGATTACATCAAGCTGCGGGCACTGATCCTGAATGACATTGCCCAGCAGACCGGACCACCGGCAGTGCGGCTGGTTCAGATCTATACGCGCAGTGGGTGGGGCAGTTAGATGGAACGCGATAACCCGTACGCTGCGCTGGCAGCCGAGCTTGACCGGACGTTAGGCCCCAGGCGGCTTCGTTCATTGCGAATGCCCACCGCTATAAAGCGTGCAGGAAGCCAGTTCGTGAAGGCGTGTCGCGCTCAAACTCCGGCGGTACTCGAAAAGGTTTTGTTCTTCGGCGGGATGGCCGCCGTCGTGTGGGGCGTGTGGATGGTTTACCGGCCCTTGGGACCGATTGTGGGGGGCGGCCTGGCGGTGTGGTTGGGCATGCTGATCTCGGTGGAGCGCGATGAACCTGGTGCGTAGGGCCGCTACGATGACCATCGCACCGCCGGCGCGGCGGGCAATGGGCACCGCACCCTTTGACGCCGCTGGTAGGGGCCGCCGCGGTCATGGGTGGAATCCCAGTTACCTCGGCATCAACACGCTGCTGTTTTCGCACGGCCTGGAACTCCTCACCAGGAACCGGGATGCCGTCCGGAACAGCGCTTGGGCCGGCGCCGCCGTGGACTCCTATGTCGCCAACGCCATCGGGAAGGGCATTCGCCTCGTATCGCACCATCCCGACGAGCAGGTTCGCAAGCTGATCACGCGGAAGTGGAATCGCTGGATTCGCGAGTCGGACGTCGAGTACGATCCGAAAAACCCGGCTTCGGGGCAGACTGATTTCTACGGCCAGCAGATGATCCTGGCCCGCGAATGCATGGAGGCGGGCGAGGTCTTCGTGCGCTTCCGGCCGCGCCCGAAAAGCGAAGGGCTCACGGTGCCGCTGCAATTGCAACTGATCGAAGCCGAGCAGTTGCCCATCTGGCGCAACCAGCCGACGCCAGAGGTGCCCGAAAACAACCGCGTGCGGTGTGGGATCGAATTCCGACCCGATGGCCGGCGCGCGGCATACCACTTCTGGAAGGCGCATCCGGGTGAAACCATGTTCTACCCGCTCGAGGCGCTGTCGACCGAACGGGTGCCCGCCACCGACGTGCTGCACGTCTATAAGCCGATTCGCGCCGGCCAGTTCCGCGGCCAGCCGTGGCTGACGAATGTCCTGGCGAAGCTCTACGAGCTGGAGCAGTATACCGACGCCGAGATCGTGCGCAAGAAGATCTCGGCCATGATCACGGGCTTCATCAAGCAGGTGAGCCCGGACAATCCGATCATCCCGCCCGACCAATCGATGAACGGGCAGGGCCAGACGGACCCGAGCGTACAGATCAGCAAGCTCGAACCGGGAACGTTCCCGGTGCTGGGGTTTGGAGAAGAGGTCCAGTTTGCAGAGACCAAGGATAACGGCGAATACAAGGGTTTCGTGCGCGCCTGCCTCCAGGCCTTCGCCAGCGGCGCCGGCCTGGCCGAATACCAGATCTCGGGCGACCTCTCGCAGATCAATTACTCCTCGATCCGCGCCGGCCTGCTGGAGATGCGGCGGAAGTGCGAGCAGTTCCAGCATGCAGTGTTCATCTTCCAGGTGTGCCACCCGATTTACCGGCGCTGGCTCCAGGAAGCCATGCTCGCGCTGGTCTTCGGCGTCGAGCTGCTGACGGCCTACGACCGGGATCCGGAACCGTTCGAGGAGGTGCAGTGGGTTACTCCGGGCTGGCCGTGGGTCGATCCGGAGAAGGACATGAAATCGGCCGAGCGCGCGATCCGCGACGGCCTCTCCAGCCGCTCGATTGAATGCGCGGAGCAGGGCTACGACTCTGCTGTGATCGACCAGCAGCAGCAGGCCGACAACGAGCGGGCCGACAAGATGGGCCTCTCCTACGATTCGGACGGCCGCAAGGTGCTCACGGGCCGGAACGCCGGGCTCACCGAGGAGGAGATCGAAAAGAATCCGCCAACCGGAGAGGCAGAGAAAGTGGAGGCGCGGTGAAAAGCCTATCGCACGTTGCTTCGCGGTTTCTGAACTGCCCGTTGATGATTCACCCGCCGAAATTGGAGGTGATGATCAGGGCTTTGGGCCCGCGTCTGGGGATCGATCCGGACGCCGTCCTCGCTTACCGGGTGCCCATTGACGCCACGGCCACCTTGTTGGCGCGCTATGGCGACGCCGGGGAGGACAAGGATTATGCGGTTGTAGACGGGATCGCCGTCATTCCCGTTCAGGGCGTCCTCCTCAAGAAGGAATCCTTCATGTCCGCTTGGAGCGGGACGAGCTCCTACGAGCAGATCCAGCGCCAGGTGGCGAGTGCCGTCGGCGATGGCGGCGTGCGGGCCATCCTGCTGGACATCGATTCGCCGGGCGGTGAGACCACGGGCTGCTTTGAGCTCTCCGATTTCATCTACGCGGTGCGCGACCAGAAGCCGATTTACGCGGCGGCCAACGACATCGCGCTCTCGGCGGCATACGCGATTGCGAGCGCCGCCAGCCGTGTGTTCGTGACGCGGACCGGCGCCGTGGGATCGGTGGGCGTGTACGCACTGCATGTGGATCAATCCGGCTTCGACGAGCAAGTGGGGGTGAAGTACAGCTATGTCTTCGCGGGCGAGAAGAAGGTCGATGGCAACCCCCACGAGCCCCTCGCGGACGGCGCCAAGTCGGACATGCAGGACGAGGTAGACCGCGAGTACGCGATTTTCACGGAGACGGTGGCGCGCAATCGCAGCGCCGCCAAGAAAGACATCGTTGCGACCAAGGCCGGCCTCTACTGGGCCGAGAACGCGGTGCCGTTGCTCGCCGACCAGGTGGGCACGCTCGACGATGCCATGAATGGCCTGCGCCAGTTGTTGGGCCAGGCCGTAACCACTTCCACGGCGGCGAGAGCCGCAACTGTCAAAGGAGAGCACATGAGCGAACAGACGCTGGCCCTCGCCGGAAAAAAGGAAGGCGACGAGCCGGAAAACACCAAGGAGAAGAAGGGCAAGGGCGCCGGTGACGATACCGATGCCAAGGCCCCTTGCGACACCAAGAAGGGCGGCGAGAAGAAGAAGGACGACGGCGAGCCTGATGGCGACGAGGAGAAGGACGGCAAGAAGGCGGCCGCCAGCGTCGTTTCCATGGTCAGCGGTCAGCCCTTGGAGGGGGTCCGCGCCGAGGGCGACATCCTGGCCATCGGCGCACTCTGCAAGATGGCCGGGCGCCCGGAAATGGCGGCCGAGTTCCTGACCAAGAAGGGGGCCAACGGCAAATATCTCAGCGTCGCGGAGGTCAGCGAGGCCCTGACCAATTCCCGCGTCGCCGAAAGCGAGAGGAGCATGATCAGTTCGCACGTCAACCCGAACGCGGGCGCCGGTGGCGTCCAGGAATTGG